TTTCCATACAGAAAGTCTTTGATGTCATAGGGAGGATCAAGGAATACAAAAGTATTCTCAGGACCATCAGCATTCATTACTTCAGAGTAATCAATGTTAGTGATCTTCCAGTTCTTAATCAGTTGTGAGAACTGAGCAAGTTTATCTGCACCAACCAGAGAGAAGTTGGAGTTAGCAGCAGTACGTGAGAAAGTGCTGTTCTCGGTCAGACCAGAATAACTACACTTGTTCATGATGAAAAAAGCAACTGCCTTCTGGAAATCATCATAGGTATCAATCTCAGCAGCATACTGATTGAACAAGTCCTTAGCAAACTTGTCCTTCTCTTCTTGGGTGCCACTCTCTAGCATCTTCTCTTTCTGCTCTCTGACACTCTCAGAGAGGTCTTGACCACGATCTCGCAGTTGTACCCAGAAATTGTAGAGAGGCACATACAGGTCATTGATCCAGACAGGGACATCTGGATTAGATTTAGTCACGTCGATAGCAATAGAACCCCCACCAATAAAGGGTTCACGATACTCTGAGATTACTTTGGGATACCAAGCAGACAGAGTTTTGATGG